CGAACTCGTAACCGCCGTCGTCGAAACGGATGCTGCTCGGCCTGGCATAGGTGGCGATGTCGAGTTCCTCGCCGCGGTCTCGGTGGTAGGCCTGGGTGTAGTCCAGGTCCTCACCGAGCGATGACAACGATCCGAGGGCGACGAGGTCGAGCACCTGACGGACCGTCGTGTAGTGGGCTTTGAGTGTCTGACCGACTCCTTCGAGGTAGCCGTCGTGGTGGCAGTAGATGCCGGTGACCGTGCCGTCGAGGTTCTGGATTCCGATGAAAGAGCGGGTGGACATGAGGTTCTCCTGGAAGAGGGTTGGTGGCCGGATTGGTTCAGATACCGATCTTGATCGTTTCCATGGTTCTACTCTATCAGGTCGTTGATGAACTTTACACTGCCTCGATGCGATGAATCGCGACCGTCGGAGGAAGGCTACCATCTCCACACCCGTACACCCGGATCGAATAGTGGGTGACTTCCTTGGGGTAACCCCTACGGTCGACTCGACGGACGTGACGGAACCGGTAGGTCCCAGAATCCGGGTACTTTCCGGCCACAGAAGCGTAGGTGGAAGTGAGGCGTACGAATCGGCCTGAGCCGTTGACGCGGAGACCCTTGAAGGCCGCCTCACCGAGGTTGTCGTAGATTTGCTTGCCAACGAGCTGCTCGTGCTGGCGTTGCGTCCTCTCGACCACCTGAGCGGGTGACTCCATGGTCAACGTGATCTTCTGAGGCAACGTCGTTGTCAGCATCTCCCCCAACATGGCAACCATCGAGACCATGCTTTCCCGCCGCTTCAGCGTCTCCAGGTCCATGTCTCCGCCTGAAGTCGCCACGGCGATACGCAGGTAATTTTCCAGCACCATGGCACCTTCATCATTGAGCTGTGCCCCCTTCGGGTCTGCATTGTAGGCGACCACCAACGTGACTGACGGGTTGGACTCGTGCCAGGCGCTGCGAGCAGGGTCCAGGTTGAAGTCGTACCGAACACCGGTCGATCCCTCCGTCACCTCGCGAGCGAGGACGTCTCGGTTGTACTTGTTCATGTGCGCAACCACACCGTGAGAGCCGATGATGGCCTTGGCGATGCGGAGTGCTTCGATCCGGGGTGTGGCGTCCATGGTTCTATCTTATCTCGCCGCGGGGTGACTTTGCACTCAGGCGACGCCTCGTCGTGACAGTTCGATGCCGAGAAGCTTGTAGGCCGTGCGCCAGTTGCGGTGGCGGGCACGGGCCAAGACCTGAGTGCCCGCGTCGACCTCGACGAGGAAGTCACCGCCAAACCGCCCCTTGATGCGGGTGCTGCGGACCTCGAGAGGTGTGCCCTCCCGGACGCAGAAGGAAGCTAGCTCGAGAACCTTTGCCTTGGGAGAGGAGTTACGCTTCATGGTTCTACCTTACCTTACCTGAAGTTGACTTTGCACTGCCCTCAGCCGACCGCAAGAGAAAGTGCGCAGTAGCGGCCGTCGGGGAGAGTGCCCTCGTAGTTGAGGCTGACGTTGCCCTCGCCGTCGTTGGCGATCTCGACGAACTTGAAGGCCACCACCTTGCCCGTACGGTGGCTGCGGACCGCGACCTGACCCGGTGCCCAGCCGGACTGCGGGAAGCCAGGATGATCGCTGATCGACCCCATGCCGTGCGCGGCGGAGGCGTTGTACCAGTCGAACTTCGAACCGTCGAGGATGATCGGGAAGGTGTTCATGGCTTCAGTATACCCTTTCGAGGTAGAACTTTGCACCGACGTGAGAACTTTTCAGCCGTCCGAAGAAACCTGCATGAGAAGCTGAGCGAGTGTCGCGGCGTCCTCGTTCTGGAGGGTGATCGAGAAGCTTGGCCCGAACACGATCCGCGTCGTGTAAGGCAGCGGGCCTTCCTCCACCTCGATGCGGTACTCACGCGAGTTGTCTGCGTCGACGACCGTGAGCTTCTTGACGTGGTCCATGGTCCCAGTATACACTTTCTTCCGCAAACTTTGCACTGCTCACTCGCTTTTTTTCACATCCCCCAGGATGACCCAGGAGAGGTCGGGGAATGCCGGACCTAGGTTACCCCATCCGACCCCATGGTAGCCTCTCCTGGGTCATCCTCAGGCCCAGGACCTGGTGTAGAGATCGTCCAGGGCACTGACGGCAAATGGGGACCCGATGTGTTGCGTCCCGTCAGGCAACAACGTCACGATCCAGTACACGTCGAGATGAGGGTCGTAGTGTAGCTTCTCACGATGCGACATCTCATGCGTCACACGTTTGCCTTCTTTCGTTCTCTTGACACGCATGCTTCATCGCCCTCTCATCGGCTTCATTACTTCACCGCCGGAGTGCAAATGGATCACTCCATGTTCTATATCTGAAATCGTGTAGGCCACTCGAGATACCCCGGCGGCCCGGATACGCACCATGCACCGGGGACAAGGCCGGGCGATACCAAGGGTTCCATCCTTCCGAACGCGCGCCACCCAGATCTCAGACCCAGGGGTCAGCTTCATCGTCAGCCGAGCCTCAGCATGGGCATCAGGATGGGGGAAAGGGGCAGGTCCATTGGAAGCGGAGACGAGGATGCCATCATTCCTAATACCCACTGCCCCGAGGCGGAAGGCACGAAGGTCTGACTTACGAAGGCCCGCACCAGCGGCCATCAGCAACATCTCTGTGTCAGAACGTTTCATTTAAAAACCGCTCCCGTGTACACGTGCGTGTAACTAGTTGCACACAATAGCTTCATCATCCAAGATAGAAGCTAGACGTTTGGCCTCCTTGATCTCTGCCTTCGCTTCGCTGGTCGACATGTTCCAGTACAACTTCGTCTCCACGGCCGTAGCGTACTTTCTCAGTAGCTCTGCCGCGGCGTGCATATCTTCAAGCGTCATCATGTCGTTTGTAACCTATTCCATTGGAATTTTGCATTATCAGGCGATTTCATTTGGACTTCGAGCTAACTTTTCGTTGCAATGCGACGAGGACATCGGACTTGCGGAAGTTCTTCGACTTACGAGATGGAATCGTCTCGCCGTATCCCATGCTAGTGAGCCTCCGACGAGAGTTTTTTCCTGGACGTTTCAAACTGTGCTCAGCCAATTTCCTCCATAGCTTGCGGAACTTGCGCTTCATCTTCCGTGCCTCATCCGGAGGAAACCCAGCAAGGATCTTGTTGATGTCGAAATGCGTAGGAGCGCCAACGTCCTGGCGCCACGCAAGAGGTACGACCCCTTTGTTTAGGAACTCGATCTGCAATTTCATTTTGAGGATCGAATCATTGTACATCGTTTCTCCGAAACCCGGGGTTAGTTACTATGGAGGTAGTAGGCCCTCCGTTCACCTGCATTATCGGCAGCTTCCTGTCGTGGCAGTCCTTCTTGCCGCTTATGACCGCAATCGAAAGATTGCTTGGTCAGGATTACAGGTAAACCACGACCTGCATCCCAGAGGATCCACCTGGATTCGAACCAGAACGACGTCACCATCGCAACCACATTCGTGGACCCATTCATACTGTATCACGACGTCGTGAAGATTTGCACAGCAGACACGTTTTCTGCCGCCCACAACCCTGTCGTGGCATAGTTTTTAATCGAACCTTGGGCGGACTCCTCATCCGCATACCTCGTAGCCAACATCGGGTCGTAGACCCAACCCTCATTAGAGTTCCAGTAGACGAATTCCTGTCCACCCCGAACACCATTTCTGGTTCGAATTACCCAGCATGACGTCATCGTTTGCATATCAGAACCCCATGTCACCCAACCCCCCGTAGCCTGTCTTACCGAGGGCGACCCCTGCAAGGTGCTCTGGTGCTACGTGAAGTCCGTTGCGTGCCCCTAGGTAAATGTCCTCTAACATCTGACGTTGGTGTTTGAGTGCCATGATGACCTCCTCACGCAGATGTGGTGGGGTGGAGGAGTCGCGGAGTCGCGTGATCAAGTCGTTGAATTCATCGTTGTTCATTTACCCTCGTGTGGTGTAGTAAAGAATGGTTCCCAGAATCATAAACCCCGAAACGAACAGTTTGATGTGGCGTTTCCACCAAGGTTTGCGAAGTTCATGGATGGGTCGACCCGTCGCCTGGGATACAAGACCCCAAACATATTCCATTTGTTCTGGGGGGATTTGTTTCAAATAGAACTGAGCCGATGCCTCGTCACCTCTCTTCAATGATTCCATGGCTGTTCTAAAGATGAACAGGATCCTGTGGTCATCAATCCACGCCACTGTTACACCCCCGCAAGCCTGCAAGCCTCCTTCAACCTGAGAACATCGCGGATCGTCGGCATCCCTGATTTTGCAGCCGCTAGGGCCGCTTGATCTAGTCCGACCAAGCTTACTTGACCCTTCTTCAAACGTTCGACAAGAGCTTCGCCGATTGACCTCAGATGCGAAGGAGAGTAGTACGTCAGATCGACGTGGTCGATCGGCAAGATCCGCATGGTTATACCCTATCACGCGCTTCAGAGACTTTACACCAAGCTATGTAAAAATCTTGATGCTCCCAGCGTTCCATTCGTCATCGATCCAATCGACCTGATATAGGTTCAGGACGGATCGAACGATAGACTTCATCTTCGCAGAGTTTCCCGTGATGATGTGAAGGGTCCACCCTTCTACCCAATGATCATTGATGAACCTGTGGACCAGGTCAGAGGCGTCCTCATGAGACACCCCATGTAGGTCTAAGGTATCTTCCAACCGTTTGGTCAGATTCCTTCTTTGACGCTGTCTGCGGCGTCGCGTAGCCCCTCCGCAAGTTCGATGGCGTCTGACACCAGGTCGTTCAAGGCTAGATGGTCGTGATCAGGTTCACCCTTGTGCGTGGTGTCGAGGGCTTCGAGCTTGTCCAGAATAGCCTCTGCATCATTGAGGATCGCAACGAAAGCCTGAAGCAGTGCCGCCTTTTCTTGATTGTAAAATGTCGTCATGTCATGTCTCCTTGCATAGGTATCTCCATGAATCTTCCTTGTTCATCGTTCACTTCAAGTAAGATAGGTCGATCAAAAGCCCGTCTCATGTCGCTCAGTCCTACGACAAGAGCCTTTGTTGTCGGGGCGAGTAGCGTGGACAGTTGAGTGGCCCTGGATGTAGGTCTACCTTCCTCATCATAGTAGACCTCGTAGATACCATCGTAGGTGGCACCTGATGGAAGGATCTGCCTCACGATGCGTTGGTCTGACTTCATTTCAACTCCATCGCGAAGACCACCAGCACGATGCCGATGGTGAGAACAGCCAGAACTTTGTCGCCAAATGTCATCTCATCCATGATCAGTTCTTCTTGAATTTCGCCTCCACATGTTCCTGACACACCTTACACCCGCAGACCCTAGCGCCTGTGTAGAACGTCTTCCCTCCGAGAGGGTAAATGGGACCGTGCACTTCGTCGCCATTCTTCCGTCGCAGACCAGTCCAGCACCCGAACACGTCCTCCTCTGCCAGGATCCAAACTCCTTCGAACATGATCTCAAGTAGTGGCCCAGCGGCGATGTCGTCCGTCGGGTGTTCCACGATGGGATCAATCGGAATCGACTCAAGAACCTCGGTCATGATCTTAATATATCACTTTCCTTGAGACTTTACACTACCTGAGGATGACCCAGGAGAGGTTGAAGAAAGCCACCCCTTGGTAACCTTACATGATTTACTCAAAACCTCTCCTGGGTCATCCAAGTGCCAGGATCAAGCCGCTAGTTCGACCCGTCCCTTCAGGATCACCAGCTTCGTTCCCCCGCCGTCTTGTACCCTGGCAATGACTTCATTGGCCCAAAGTTGAGGATGAGATGGGTCGAGGATGGGATCCACAGATACGACCTTGTGAAACTCGCCGCCTGGAATTTTGACGACCTGTCCAGGCACCACTTGATTTGCAGGAACCATATTTGCTTCCGGTATTTGGATCTCGACTATCGAGGTTTGCTTGTCTTGTGCCTCTTGTTTCTTCTTTCGTGCCATTGCGGTAATGTACCCCCACTACCGCAATGGTAAACCCGTTGGGTCTACTTGTACCAGTCCTCCTTGTGGCGGGCGTCCTTCGGGCGCCGGTTACGACGATCCTTCATACGGGTTGTCGTCGTGGCGTGTCGAAGAGTCATGGCCACGGCGATAGGGTTTTGCTTCCTCTTGTTCTTCATGGTTCTACTCTACCACGTTCGACTCTGACTTTACACCGATCGAATCGTAATCAAGAACCGGCTTCTCCAAGGCCGAGGCGTAATGCCGCACGTCTTGGGCCAACTCGTCCTCGGACTCACCATAAGGGGTGACAGGGTTGACGGTACATGAAGTCGGTACGTGATCGTCATCGTAGTAGACCTCATGGATTCCGTACTGAGTTGTGGTGTATCCTTCACCAGAGAGGATCTTGCGGACAACTCGGTAATTCCAGCTCATCCCCCGAAGTCACCCCCTGCCAGCCATGAGTCGATGTCCCGACGTGCTGTCTTTTCGAACTGCTTCGGCCCACATGACATACAAATGAAGTATGTCGTTGAGTCGTCCTTCACGTAACGTGTGCCAGGGCCATGCCGTCCGCAGTCGTCGCAGGTATCCGTGCTGATGTTGCTGTTCTCGTTGCTCATTTCTTTTTCTTTCAAGGTCAAGAGATTGTGGTTAGTGGCCAGCGTTGAAATCAGTATATCACGACAGGTCTAAGGTTTGCACAGAGTGGTATTAAGATTTTGACAAGATTTCCAGTTCGATGAGAGCCTCCTTTGCCTTCATCGGCAACGACAACGTATTGGGGAAACCATCGGAATCTCGAGTATTGATGCGAATGAGTGGAGCATTGAGCTTGTTTGACAACAAAGAACTCTTCGCCCGCACACTGGGGATGTGTTTGCCTGCGCCCAACTCGATGACAACGGTTGCGACATGACGATCTACCAAGGTCCGGACCCACTCCGTCATCTTCTCGTCTTGCTCATCGGCACGAGAGAAATTCCATCCTGGATCACCAAACATCAGGATGTTCGGCCTCAAGAGCTCTCCGCAGCGCGGGCAGGCGGGTAGCGGGCTCTGGGCCTCAAACGTCTTGGAATCCACATCGATCTTAACACGTTCTGCAGGCAGAATGCCGATGCCACATCCCTTTGTGCACTGGACGTGATGGATGGATCCATGGCATTCCACGATACGATCAGGATCGAAACCAGCCTTCTGGAAGGCACCATCCACGTTAGACGTGAAGACGAAGGCACCATGCTTCATGCCTCGAGCAAGACGCTTAAGAACGTCGAAGCCTGCGTGAGGTTGGGTCGCTCGGTACAGGTTGAGCCGGTGACCATAGAATCCCCATGCCAACGCCGGGTTATCCTCAAACCACCTCGGGTTGGCCATGTCGGAGAAGGTAAGACCAAGGTGCTTGTACGCCGGATAGGCATTCCAGAAACCTTCATCTCCTCGGAAATCGGGCAGACCGCTATCCACCCCCATTCCTGCTCCAGCCGTGATGATGAGTGCGTCAGCTACTCGCAATAGCTGGGCTGCCCGTTGAAGCGTCTCTTGCGTGTCCATGGTTCTACCTTACCTTGTTTGAGGTTAACTTTGCACCGCTGACAGGAGTCGAACCTGTGGCCTGATCGTTAGGAATGATCTGCTCTATCCGTCTGAGCTACAGCGGCATGGCCATCAGGCCTTCTTACGCTTTGCTTTCTTCTTGGCCTTCATCTCTGCCTTGGCCTTACGTTCCGCAACCACGATCTCCTTCGGTCGGTTCTTGGTCCCCGGCGGACGCCCCCGCTTCTTCTTGATCGGTTGACCATTCTCATCCAGTTGGACAGGCTCTACCGGCTTCTCCTGGCCAAGGGGCACCACCTTACGGGGCCGACCACGCTTACGACCTTGAATCTGCAGACCACCCTTGGCCGGCGGGACCTTGAACCGGTAGCCAACCTTGGGCGCGGTGAGGTAGTTCGACATGGCATGGCACTTGCCTGCGTCATCCCAGAGCATCAGGTTACCGGTGACTCCGTCGATAGTCTCCACTGTGTACACCTTCGTGTCGAGCCACTGCTTCCCAGGAAGAACAGAGGCCACACGCTCGATGATGACTCGCTCGCCGGGAGGGATCGTGAACACGGGCACGCCGTCCTCATCCAACTCGATGGCATCCTCGAGGAGGTCAATGATGGGCTTCTGCGCGAGGCGGGCCTTCTCTTTCGCCTCGTTCGCAAGGATCGAGGAGATCGACTCAAACTCGGGTTCCTCGAACGGGGGCGGCAGGATGGTGTCGTCGTTCATGGTTAGATCCTATCACGTCAAGCTGGAACTTTGCACTGCCACGAGCTATTTGTTGTCCAGGGTGGCTACAACCCCCAAGGGGAAGAGCACAGCCATCACGAAGCAGCAGATGATCTTCAAGACCAAGGTAGCCATTAAGCCACACTCATCCGTTCGGGAGACGCCAAGTGGTACCTTTCGCCTCTCTTCTCGACTCGAGCGATCAGTGCGTCGAGGTCTTGACGAAGGCCCATGTCAGTTGACTCGCCACGAAGTTTGTACAAAGCCAACATCACCATCTCATCCACCCCAGCGGGGTCTGTCAACGTTCCCTTGATGTAGAACAGCAATGCTTCTTTAAGTCGAGAGTTCATGGCTTATCCTCAATCTTGTTTCGGATCCGACCAGAGGCAAAAGGCAACCCCGAAGGCCGTGCCACCTGCGAGAGTCAACATGAATGTGGCGGTGTTCCAGCCGAGGAAGAAGCCGAGGAAGAGCCACCCGAGGATGGCAGGTCCTAACGACATGATGGGCAGCATGAAAAGCCAGTACCCTACCCGGAAGAGCCGCGGGAAGGCCAGCGCGAAGACCATGAAGATGAGGTAGAGAGTTCCGGTCCCCATCAGGGCCGAGACGCCCCACCCGATGAACAGATTGATCATGGTTCTATCCTACCTTTTCTAAGGTGAACTTTGCACAGAGAAGTAGTTGTGCGCGTTCCTCGTGATCCACTCCACGGCCGGCCACACCTTGGTGTCGTCGTAGAAGGCATCGAGCCGAACCGCCAGGAGGTCTCGGTAGAGATGCGGGTGGAGAGTGGACACAACGTTCATGAAAGCTTGCCCGCGGCGCTGCCCTTGACCATGAGGTTCCAAAGCCAACTGGAGGAACTCTTCTAGATCCATAGTTCAACCCTATCAGGTTCGAGGATGACTTTGCACTCAGGCCGAGAGATAGACGACCCAGGACTTGCCCTTGGCCTCGTAGACGAGGATGCCGTCATCCACCTCGACCGCCTCCTCATTGGCCTGGATGGTCCGGAGGATCTTGGCCACCATCTTCGGGTCGGCCCGGTCGATCTCGATGCCTGCGGCGTGGCCGTAGTACTTGCCCTTGCAGCCGCACATGCAACCGACCTTGCCGACGTACGCCTTGACCACCTGCGAGGGAGAGATGCTCTGGATGTCCATGGCCTTAGTATACCCTTTCCTCGTTGAACTTTGCACTATTCCCGCAGATTTTCAGGCGGCCTTGCGCGCCTTCCTGACCGGCTTGGCCTTGGGTTCGATGACCGCCCGGCGGATTGGGGTGAGGAACCGGAGCCCGACGCCGCCGACGTCGACCGGGGGGACGACCTCGAGGATCTGGACGTCTGACGTTGGGCCCTTGGGGAAGCGGTGCGCGATCGAACGTGCCTCGTCGATCGACCCCGTTACGGCGAGGATCTGCGCAGGAGAGAAGCGGGGAGCTCCGCTGCGGTCGACCTCAAGAAGGTGGACGATTTGGACGACGAAGGAGCTTGCTGCCTTGTTGTGTTCCATGGGTCCAATATACCAAACTCGGTAGCGACTTTGCACAGCCCCCAAACAATTTGTAAAAGAGCCAGGATGCCCTTGGAGAGGCCTCACCTTGAGCCAAGGGGTAACCTCATTCGACTCGAGAAAAGCCTTCCAAGGGCATCCTGAGCCTACGGCGGCCTTGCCCCTTATTTGCCCCGGCGGTTGAGCAAAAGTACCGCTCTTGTTGAAAGTTACTTTCACAGAAAAAAGTGAGAGCAAAGTGCAAAGTACGGCCGCCGCATGTTATATTGGAACCATGGAAAGGAACGGAGCGGCAAGGTAAAGAGAGAGAAAAAAGAAAAAGTTCTCGCAAAAGTGCAAAGTTCACAGAGGAAAGGGTAATATAAGACCATGAACAACGCCACCAAGACCAAGGGCACCTTCGTTCACCCCCAGCTCCCCAAGATGGGCACCATGATGGGCTACGTCACCACCTCGCGCGGGGAACTCGTCTTCATGCCCGACGCGAAGTACCACGACAAGCTCTTCAACCTGTACGACGTCGAGGCTCTCGAGGGGCTCTACGTCAACCAAGGCACCTTCACCCCGGCCCAGTGAGCCCCCCTCGGGGCGGGCGCCCTTGGCCCGCCCCCCGCTCATCGCGGGGGCAAAAAAAACGCTCCACTCAGTGCAAAGTTCTCGGCAGAAAAGGTAGGATAAGAACATGGACAAGGTCTACATCGTCTTCGCCGGTGAGCACTACGCCTCGCACAACCTCGTCTCCGTCCATGCCACGGAGGCCGCCGCCCTCGCGGCAGCCAAGAACTACATGGAGACGGATGAGGACGTCGCCTCCCACGAGTACAAGCCCGGCCGCGGCCACTCATGGACGGCCAAGTCCGGCCACTACGTCACGATCGAGACGCACCCGGTCGCCTGACCTATTGGGGGGCTTCGCCCCCTCCACCTCTGGAGGAGATTACTATCAAATCCAAGGGGTCCAACGTGGTTTGCAACTAGTTGCATCCGCCCAGTGCAAAGTTCCTTGTCGAAAGGATATACTAGGACCATGAAGAACGCCACCAAGCTCTCGGCCGGTCAGATGATCGTCAAGTCCATGGACGCTGACGGTCGTACGGTCGACGCAAAGCTCTTCGACTCAGGGGTCCGCGGTCTCAAGAAGCTCTTCGGACGGACCGACGACCTCTTCAGCGTCGAGATGTACCTCGTCGACGAAGGCCTCGATCAGGACATCGCGTCCGACATCGTCTACAAACACTTCTGAAATTGCATCGCCACGGTGCAAAGCTCAGACGAATCCTGGTATAACTGATCTATCGGCTGGTTCGGAAGCCAGCCACCAAGGAGAACACCATGTCGCAGATGAAGATGAACGTCGGCCTCAAGTCCTGGAAGAACGGCACCAACATCCTCGACCTCGAGGTCCCCGCCCAGCTCGAGCGCACGGTTCGCACCGGCATCAAGTTCTTCGACGATGCCATGGGTGGTGAGGGCATGACGCCTTCCACGGCCCTCCTCTTCACCGGTACCCCCGGAGCCGGTAAGACGACTCTCAGCCTCCAACTCGCGGACGCCATCACCGGCGCAGGCAACATCTGCCTCTTCAACACCGGCGAGGAGTCGCTCTTCCAGGTTCGCAAGGTGGCCAAGCGCCTCGAGATGAAGCACGGCTTCGTCGCCGGCCAGGACACGCTCGTCTCGGACATCCTCAAGCACGGCGACGAGCTGCGTAAGAAGAACCCCGGTAAGCAGGTCTTCATCGTCGTCGATTCGCTCCAGACGCTGGACGACGGCAAGTATAAGGACGGCTTCACCAACTCGATGAGCCAGGTTCGCGCCACGGAGATGATCACCAACTGGTGCAAGGAGACGTTCGGCGTGGCCATCATCATCGGCCAGGTCACCAAGGGTGGCGAGTTCGCCGGCAAGCAACAGATCAAGCACACGGTGGATGCCCACGCCCACCTCTACATCGACGACAAGAAGAACTCGGAGACCTTCGGTGAGCGCCTCTTCGAGGTGCAGAAGAACCGGTTCGGTTGCTCCGGCAAGACCTTCATCCTCGGCCTCGAGAAGAAGGGACTCTACGAGAAGGGCGTCATCAGCTACAACGACTGATCACCCACGAGGGGTAGGGTAACCTACCCCCTTCACTACAACTAAACATTCCCGCAACAAGGAAAACTTCATGCAGTTTCTCAAACGTCTCATCTGGTTGTTCTTCTACATCCCTCCCGTCGCCAAGACCCGCGTTCAGCTGGCGTTCTTGAAGTTCAAGATGTTCCTGCTGGGAATCAAGACCAAGATCGGAGCTCTCAGCGCAGGCGCCAGCGGAGGATTGAAAGCAGGAGCAGGTGAGGCGAAACGCCTCCTGTCTGACCGTAACAAACCCAGCTGAATTCTCGGAAGAAAAATAAAAAAAACGTCAGTGTAAAGTTCCCGGCCAACAAGGTATAACAGAAACATCAACAGGCAAACAGCCTAACCCACGGAAAGGATTACAACATGCAGACCACGAACGACACGAACCTCGACACGAAGCTCTCGGCCATCGACAAGGCGCTCGCCGCCGCCAAGGCCCGCAAGGCAGCCCGCCAGGCAAGTGAGGAGCCCGCCACGGAGGCCGACGCACCGACGAAGCAGCCCAAGGCAAAGAAGGAAACGCAACCTGATTTCGCCAAGGCGCAGAAGACCGAGGCTCTGAAGGCAGCCCGCGAGGCAGCAAAGGCAGTCCGTGACGCAGAGCGCCAGAAGCGCCGTGAGGAGAAGGCAGAGGCAACTTCAGGTAAGAAGCCCGTCCACATGAAGAAGATCGAGACGGCTGCGGCAAAGTTGCCTGCGATGCAGAATGAGGTTCAGCGCATGTTCGACGAGGCAACGACGAACTTCTCTGCAGAGCAGACGATGGCCCTTGCCCTCCACCTCCAACACTTCAACAGGGCGAAGGCCACGGAACGAGCCCTCGGCCAGCGAGTCGTGGCAGGTGCCAAGGTCCGCATCATTGGTGGTGATCCACGATTCGTCGGCAAGTTCGGTACGGTCGATCGTGCACAACGGATCCGGTGTTACGTCAACGTCCCCGGTGCCAAGCGTCCCGTGTACCTGTTCACCAGTGATGTTGAGGTCCTCCAGATCCAAGAGCCCCTCTCGAACGAGTCATCTCCCATCGCAGCCGTGGGGTGACCACCATCTAGACCTGGGGTCCTCATCCAGACTGGACCCCTTCGTCGAAACTTTTTTTGAGAAGCTGTGCAAAGTCCGCAGACATCCTGGTAGTATCTAACCATACCTCCTAACAAGGAAACAACGCAATGACCACCATGTCCGTCCGCACGTTCCTCAAGGTCTCCTCCAAGCTCCCCGTCGAGACCTCGGTCCTTCTCCGTGGCAACCACGGCATCGGTAAGTCTCAGGTCGTCCGCCAGGTGGCCAAGGGCTTCGGTCTCGAGGTCATCGACCGCCGCCTCTCACAGATGAGCGAAGGCGACATGATCGGTCTCCCGTCCACGGATGGCGAGGTCACGCGGTTCAACCCGCCGGAGTGGTACAAGAACGCCTGCAAGAAGCCGGTGGCCCTGTTCCTCGACGAGCTCAACCGCGCCACCCCTGAGGTGATGCAAGCCGCCTTCCAGGTCGTCCTGGATCGTGAGCTCAACGGGTGGAAGCTCCATCCGCAGACGCGAGTCTATGCGGCCATCAACTCCTCGGCGGCCTACTCGGTCAATGAGATGGATCCGGCCCTCCTCGATCGCTTCTGGGCCATCGACCTGACGCCTGACACGCAGGACTGGCTCACTTGGGCCAAGGAGTCCGGTGCCATCCACGAGAACATTATCACCTTCATCGCCGGCAACGAGAAGTGGCTCGACCCGCCCAAGGGTGGTGAGGCCTCGGCTGTCTCCCCCAGCCGACGCAGCTGGGAACGCCTGTCCCACGCTCTGGTCTCCAACGGGGTCGCGGACCTCCCGGATGACGCCCTCTTCTACCCGATGTGCCTCGGTTACGTCGGCACGGAAGCCACCATCGCCTTCCACGGCTACGTCAAGACCATCGATGCCCAGGTCACCGGTGAGGAGATCATCGAAGGCTACGCTAAGGTCAAGTCGAAGATCGCCAAGCTCGGTCAGGAGAAGCTCAACGTCTCCATCGAGAAGGTGGCCGACTACGTCACGAAGAACCTGAAGGTTCTCGACGACAACCAAGGTGCCAACCTCCGGGACTTCATGGGCGACCTCCCCGCGGAGCTCCGAGTGGCGGCCTGGTCGAAGCTCACGGCCGGCGGGGTCAACAACCTCGAGCTCGCCAAGTCGGTCCACAAGTGGTGTGTCAACCACATCCTCTCGGTCTTCGGTGTCGACAAGGGAGAGGCCGCCAAGGCCCTCACCCCGGCAGATACGAAGTCGGTGACGACGCCGAAGAAGAAGAAGTGAACACATGCCACCCTTCCAGCGCGGACTCTGGGAGGAACGAGCCTGGGCCCGGTATGAAAAGCAGAGGTCGAAGGATCCTGCCACCGAGCCCAAGGCTCGGGCCCGTTTGGATGTAGATATAACATCCTCTGCGAGTTTAAACCTCGTTGTCGCATGGTGTGCCTCCCGTAAGATCGAAGTAGAATTTACGAACAGACGTGAAGCAGGATCCTTCGTGTCTGACGAAAAAAAGATTTACGTCAACTCCACTCAATCATACGAGAACCAACTCTTCATCCTCCTCCACGAATGTGGTCACCTCCTTGTGGGATCAGGCGACGGGACAACCAATCCAAGGTTTACCTTAGGCTACCCTTCGATTTATGATCCAGCCGTCAAGGGCAAGTTCATTCACCGTTGTGCCGTCATCGAAGAAGAATTTGAGGCGTGGCACAGAGGTCGCAAGCTCGCCAAAAAATTGAGCATAGAGATTAACGATATGCGTTGGAATGAGCTGAAATCAAAGTTCATCAAGTCCTATATGAGGTGGGCTCTAAAAGACCCAGATTTCGAAAGCCAGCCTTAGAATAATTCTTTCATGAATATTTATGCCCATGAAGGGCAACGGCAAACGCAAGTGGAAAAGCTTAACGCTGAAGGTGGAACATCTTCGCCTCGAAATCGAAGACCACGAAGAAACGATGGATGACATCACAAAACAGTTCATGGAAGAACTGTCAAAAGTAGCTGACACAGAAGAACCTCCTGCACAGCCAACTTCACCTGCGTCGCCAAATCCTACCACGACCGTCATCGAAGATCGGACCGAAGGGGATCCTACCCCTGAACCCGATCTTCCGACGCGTGAAGATCCAGAAATCCCAGATGAAATAAAAGCTCTCTGGAAGAAGATCGCCGTTGCCACCCACCCTGACAAGACCGGTGGTGATGTAGCCAAGTCGGAACTCTACAGGCGTGCAGCGGCAGCCATGGCAGACGGGTCCATCGATGAGATCGTTGCCGTCGCCCTAGAACTAGGTATGGACCTGCCTGAGGCCTCCACGGCAGCCGTCACACGTCTAGAAAAGGTTGCAGGGGACCTGGAAGGCCGCCTGAAAAATATTGAGAATTCAGTCCTATGGCAATGGGCCAATGCTCCCCAGAAGAAACGTGATGTCATCCTCGCGGCCTACATGAAATCTAAAGGCATGAAACCCAAGAAAAAAGACTAACCAGTGTAAAGTCAAGGGCCAATAGGATACCATTGGACCATGAAGCCCAGGCCGAAGATCACGTGGACCAATCCGTCTGCGGCACCTGCGGTCAAGAAGGCTCCTCGACGTCCCCGCCCGAGCGGCATCGCCCGCATGACACATGAGCCGTGGTTCTACCTTGAACCTCCGATGAGTGATGCCGCTCGGGCGGCGTGGGACGAGATCAACCAAGGATCACCTATTACCTTCGCCACAGCGGCAAAGGTCGTGTCGTCTCCTGGCTTCCCTCTTCCTGTCTTGAAGAAAGCTGAAGGAACGCCCGTTCTGACCATGCGTGGGCCTGTGACGTATGCAAATATTCCAGGCGGTGAGCAACTTCCTCAAGGAACGTTTGCAATGTACCTCGGCATGACCACCGTCAAGATGAAGCGTTCAGGGGGCTCTTCGCACGTCGAAGGTAACGTTGTTGATCGTGCATTCCGCACGGTCCTCGTCGGACAGAACAAATATCTCCTTGATGATCCGAATATGATTCGGACGGTGTAAAAAGATACCCCGATGGGGTAGATTAAGAATATCAAAACAACACGCCTACGTAGCCCAGCGGCAGAGGCAGTCGACTCAAAATCGATACAGGGTGGGTTCGAATCCCACGGTAGGCACCACGCAACAATGAAGCTCACAAGAAGACTTCGCCCGCACGCAAAACTGAAGATCAACACATATGTGGTTATCTCTCGCGCGGTGGAGGATGGAATTCATCGTGGTTGGAATCGAGCTTTCAAGTACACCGAATCGCCGAGCAGCGATACGATCAAATCAGAAATTGAAAAAGAGGTTCTCAATTCTCTGACCGAAGTCATCTCTTGGTCAGAAGATTGATTGTTGTTACGGGTCCGTAACTCAATTGGTAGAGTAGTCGCCTTTTAAGCGATAAGTTGTGGGATCGTACCCCACCGGACCCACCATCTCCAGGAACGACGAATACTGGAGACTTAGATATATCTTGCAGCTGTGGACCCCGGCGTCGCGAGGAAAGCTCCTATTATAAGCAGGTGACCTCCCGGGCCACACATCGGGACAGTAACCATCCTCCAAAAAATTTCGTCATGCAACTAATCGCATGACCCGCTTGTAAAACAAAAAAAGAAAGAATACCATATGATCATGACAAACAAGAACAACAGCACAATCACAGCATACGTCGTTCGTGAGGCCAACAGCCGCCGCTTCCTTACCCGGCCAACGTACAGCGGTCGAGTTCAGGGCGTCTGGGGTACGTTCGATGAGGCAACGACATTCGACACCCGCGAGGAGGCGCAGTCATGCGCGTCGAACATCAACTATCGACGCCCAGACGGTTACTCAGCCTACTTTGCAGAGGTTCGACCAGTAGAGCGCCCAACGCGCCGTCGCTGATTGCTGTGACTGCCTCCACCCCGCAGGTCGGGGTGGAGGTTTTTCCGGGGTAGCTCAGCGGCAGAGCTGGCGGCTGTTAACCGCCCGGTCGTTGGTTCGATCCCAACCCCCGGAGCCCATGTCCTTGTAGCTCAGTTGGATAGAGCAGTTGCCTTCTAAGCAACGGGTCAGAGGTTCGAGCCCTCTCAAGGACGCTGATTGGGGAATCGTTCAATGGTTAGGACAGCGGACTTTGAATCCGCGAATTGGGGTTCGAGTCCCTGTTCCCCAGCCACCGATACAAATCACAGAAAGGTTGTATAGTAGAGATGTTACGTCACGCGGGTGTAGCTCAGTTGGTAGAGCTGAAGCTTTCCAAGCTTCCGGTCGTCGGTTCGAGTCCGTCCACCCGCTCCACATGGGGTATTGTCCCGAGCGGCAAAGGGGGAACGCTGTAAACGTTCTGCAAAATGCTTCGGTGGTTCGAGTCCATCATGCCCCACAAAATTCTCAGTGAATGTATATATATGACACGTCGGGCCTGTAGCTCAGTTGGGAGAGCGCCTGATTTGCATTCAGGAGGTTTTCGTCGGTTCGATCCCGTCCAGGTCCACTATATGCCTCTGTAGCATAATGGTCATGCACCTCACTTGTAATGAGGAGAAAGCTGGTTCGATTCCAGTCGGGGGCTCCGCGCAAAGAAAATTGGTTTAATGTTACAGTCTTAATTTTTGCTTTATAATTAAAGCATGAATTGTAAATTCTGCAGCAAAGAAATCAATAATAGAGGTTCTCTTGTGGCGCACCAAATGCGTTGCAAATTAAATCCAGAAAAAGTAAAATTTACTCATTCTGAAAAAGCTGGTGCGCAAAAAGGAAGCGTACCTTGGAATAAAGGTAAAACCGGATTTAAATCTTGGAACAAAGGGTTAAAGGGGTTAAAGGGTTGCAAACATTCAGAAGAATTCAAACAAAAATTATCTGAACTAGCAAAGAAAAGAAATTTAGGAGGTTACATTAAAGGTTCAGGTCGAGGTAAAAAAGGATGGTATAAAGGATTTTTTTGTGACAGCAGCTGGGAATTAGCTTATGTTATCTACTGTCTTGACAAGGGAATTAGCATTGTCAGGAATCTAGAAAAAAGATCGTATACATGGGAAGGTAAAGACAAGAATTATATCCCGGATTTCTTGGTAGAAAATTCTCTAGTCGAGATAAAAGGATATAAGACTCCTCAATGGGAAGAAAAAATTAAATCAAATCCCGATATTAAAGTTTTGTACGAAGATGACATGCGGCCTATATTGGACTATGTTGTCATGAAATATGGACAAAACTTTATTGAGTTGTACGAGTAAATATTTGGAGAAGTGGCTGAGTGGTTGTAAAGCAACGGTTTAGAAAACCGTCGTGGGTGAAAGCCCACCGGGAGTTCGAATCTCTCCTTCTCCGCAAATCTCAGTGCAATGTCCCACCAGAACATGATACCCTGACACCATGTTCAAAGTCATCGATCTAGCCTCCCGCCTCGAACGTTGGACCACCGCCTACGAACTGGGCGATCTCGTCTTCTCCGTCTCGAATCACGGACGAATCCACGTGAAGGTCGGAGAAGAAAGCCGGATCATGAGCCTCGTCGACGCGGTGTCCATGATGGGACGGGTCTCGGAAACGTTCGAGAACCTGTCAGGACTTTAGGCTTCTCCGTCGTGCTTCCCGAGGATCATCACGTCCTCCTGGACCAACTTACGAATAATC